CTGTAAACTATGAGCAGGTACAAATAAACAATCACGCTGTCACAGTGGCAGTAGTAGGAGATTTAAGTGCTGGTGAGTATGAACAATGGTTCTATAACCACCAGACAAGTGGTGCAATCTTTTGGAATAGCCAAGTAGATGAACCAGTAGAAATAGCAAACGGAGAAAGTATATGCAGTGTATTACCAGACAGTCACATAAGTTGTTTGTACTATCCACAAGTATATGCTGATAATGTATACAACAATGAATGCTCAATCAATCCTCTTTATGATTACGGATGTGATGGTTGGGATGATGCTTACATAGAAGAATATGTTGAGGAAGATTTGCCAGAAGTTTGGGAAGATGATCAGGAAGATTTTGAATCAGTATACTTCTTGGAAGAGCCAGAGGTTTTTGAAGTAATAGACCTAGAACCTATAGAAGATTTTGCAATAGTGTTTGCTGTCTTTGAAGAAGCTATCCCAGAGATGGAAGATTTATTCCAAGAGATTAGCCAAGAGGAATTAATAGAAGAACTTGAAGCAGAACTAGAAGAATTTTTTGAACCTCTACCAGAACCTATGGAAGAAATACTGGAAGAGCCTATTGAGGAACTAGATGAGCCAGAGCCAGAAGAAGACACCATACAAGAAGAACAAACAGAAGAAGAGCCAGAACAAGAGGAAGTAGTTGAAGAAGAACCAGAAGAGCAAGAGGCTGAAGAAACTGAAGAGGAAGCTGAAGAAGAAAGAGAAGAGCCTGAACCAGAACCTGAACCAGCAGCTGTCAAAGAAGAGCCTAAGAAGCTAGTAGCAAAGAAGAAGAAAGATAGTAAGAGAGATAAGATGCGTGAGATTATTAGTAACAAACTAAAGAATCTTGCGACAGAAATGGGTGAGGCTGCTTCACTTGAGGAACAACAGAAACTACAAAGTCTTATATTGGCTCTCTTAAACTTCAACGCTGGATTCAATAGTTACAATACTCAGTTACTTGTTGATGGTGAGTTTTATAAAGATGAGGGTATTTATTTAGATAAAGACATACCAGACAATCAGAGGGGATTAAGAAATGGTCTGGCTAATGAAATATTACATAATAAATTAGTGGACTTACAATGGCAGAAATAGAATATGGTGGATTAAAGGTAGGTGGCTCGAAGTTAATTCTTATCTTACCTTTACTTAGTATGCTAGGTGGTGGTGCTTGGGCTGGTTTTGAACTTTATAATGAGTTTAGAATTTTAAAGGCTACTGTAATGGAATACCAGCCACCAGATATAACTGGTATAGAACAAGACATAGCAGTTATAGAAGAAACATTAGTGAGTGTAAGTGAGTCAGTAGAACAAGCTAAAGACTACACTAGGTCAATTAAGAATGATTTAAAGGATGACTTAACTAGGCAAGAAGCACTTATGGAAAGATTAGAAGATAAGGTTAATGCTTCGCAAGATGAGATAGATAAAACCATTGATGTTGCTGATGAGAGGTTTGATGCAAGAAGAGATGCCCTGTATTCAGATACGGATCGTAAGATTAAAGAATTAGAAGAAAGGCTAAACGCTAAATTACAAAGAGCCTTAGATAACCCATTAGCAAATTAGGAGTTATTATGAGTAAACCGATAATAGCATTAATAGTATTAGGTGTAATTGCTTTTATAGCAGCAATGGTAATAGGTGTTGATGCTCTAATGTGTGAGCCACCCTGTGTATGACAGAGGCAGAAAGAAGTACATCTAGGTGGCGATGGACTGCATTAATACTATATCTTTTAATTTGTTTTTACGATTTTCTATTTGTACCAGTATGGTACGGACTTAATAGACCAGATATTTCTCAGTTTATGGACATAATAAATTCAACAGAGGACACATTAGTACAGATGGAATTGATGAAGAAACTAACAGGACA